GCATTACTAAACGCTACTGACTTGTTACATTATCTGAAATGGAACGAAGACCATAACATCAAATTATTTCGTGTAGGTTCTGAATTAGTGCCGTGGCATGATCAATTCGAATTACATGAGCTTCCTCAGTATGATGAGTTAGCAGCTAAGTTATTAGAATGTGGTAACTATGCGCGTGAGCATGGTCATCGACTAACTACTCATCCAGGACCATTCCATGTATTAGGCTCTCCGCATGAGCATGTTGTTGATAAGACTATTATTGGTCTCGAGCGACATTCCGAACTATGGGACCTTATGGGCTATACACCATCTCATGAGAACAAGATCAATATTCATATTGGCGGCGCTTATGGTGACCACGAGACTACTGCAACCAGATGGATCAAAAACTATTATCGATTATCTGAAGCATGTAGAGCTCGCTTAGTTGTTGAGAATGATGATAAGCCTTCAATGTATAGTGTGCGTCAATTGTATGACCTGTTCCATCGCGAGACTGGCATACCTATTACATTCGATTATCATCATCATATGTTCCATCCAGCTGGCCTTAGCGAATATGAAGCACTGCAGATGGCTGCCAGTACATGGCCAGATGATGTTAGGCAATGTACTCATTATAGCGAATGCCGTAGACATGAATTTCAACGTATGTTCGAAGCTAAAATGGCTAAGCAGAATATTCCGCTTAACGAAGTACATGAATGGCCAACGTTTGCTAAAATGAAACATGATATAGATAAGATACGTATGCAAGCTCATTCCAATTATATCAAAGATGAAATACGTACTTATGATATGGACTTAGATATTGTAGTAGAAGCTAAAGCTAAAGAATTGGCAGTTTTACGCTATCGCGATATTTATCAATATAATAAAAAGGTTTTACTATGAAAGATAGAGAAAATGTATTAAGACAATTAGATGAAGCTGATAACATGGTCATGATTATTGATCAAGCTGTTAAAAATGGCAATCCTATAGATCCGTTAGAAGCCAGAAATCGTTTTGCCACTATACGTCGAAAATTAAAGTTTATATCAGATCGCGTAACAGCTAGTTAATATGAAACGTCAATTACTTCCAATTGTTATAGCATTATCTGCTTTAGCAGTTTCTACCTCTGCGGCATTTTATTCAGTTTTTGGATTAAGTAAGTTATTCGCAGGGGCTAGTACGCAAGTAATTATAATGGCCAGTTCTTTAGAATTTGCAAAACTAGTTGTGGCATCTTTATTATATCAATATTGGAATAGTATAAATAAAGTATTACGAATATATCTTTCTATATCCGTATTCATATTAATGATTATAACATCTGGTGGTATATATGGATATTTATCTGGAGCGTATCAAGAAACAGCAAATGAATCAAATTATCTAGATAAACGTGTAGCGATAATAGATCAAAAAAGAACGCGATTTGAAGAACAGCGAAATGATTTAAAAGAATCTGTGATAACTTGGTCAGAGGCATTAAGCAATCCAACTACAATACAGTACGTGGATAAAGAAACCGGTCAACTTGTTACTACAACTTCTTCACGTCAACGTAAATTATTACAATCACAATTACAAGAAGCAAAAACTAATTTAAATGCAGTGACAGATTCTATTGCTAATTTAGACGTAAAAATATTAGAACAACAAATAGGAAATGATACAGCTCGCGAATTAGGACCTTTAATGTATTTATCTAATTTATTGGATATAGAAATGGATAAAATTATTAATTGGTTTTTATTATTAATTATATTTGTATTCGATCCATTAGCTATATCTATGGTAATAGCAGCCAATTTTGCATTTAATCAATTACGTCCAAAAAATAAAGCAGATGATTATTTTAAATCACGTAATCGTGAATTAGAACGTAGAGTTGAAGGTAGTTTACCAGAAGGAGCTGAATGGGGTAAGTTATATTATGTTAATGATTCGTTTGATCCAGCCGATGTTGATGAGCTACAACATTGGGAAGATGAAGATGTTATTTCTGATAAAGAAAAAGAATTTCAAGCTCTTAAAACAAGAGTTTCTCAGAGTCAAGCTGAATTACAGGAAAACGAACGTATGAAAATAATAAGTCAAAATGGTAATGATGGTTTGCATTACGAAGAAGATATATACGACGAAAAAGAAAAGAAAGATCTACCAAAACAAAAACGTGGTGGTGGATATTGGTTTTAAATAAAAATAAATAATTATGGCTAGAAAGAAAAAAGTTACACATCAGTTTAAGTCTCGTACACGTGAAGGGCAACGAGAAATGATTTGCAGAAATAGTATTGCAGATGAATCTTATTTTGCATGGGAACATTTAAAATCTCTTAATCGTTGTAAACAATGGGTTAAGGTTACTGAAAATACAACTGCAGTATTATGTTCTAAATGCACTGGTAAAACTGTACCACCGCCTGAAATGAGAAAGGGGTATGTATCAAAAGGAAGACCTCGAGGTTGGCAATTCATGAAAGAGTTTGTTGACAAAGATGGTAACGTGTTTCATAAAGGTGTAGAGCAGAAAAAATTAAAAGGTACTAAGGCTGCTACTAAGCTAGAACCTAAACAATCTAAACGTAAATTATCAAAAGGTGAAAAAGCTAATTTAAGACAAGCTATTTTAGAACAAATGGCATTGGTTAGAGGTGATGTAAAGAAGGCACGTTTTAAGAAGGATATTAAATCGGGTCAATCACAATTGAAAAAATTAGAACGCCAATTGAAAAAGATTAGATAATCTTTTGATCTACGAAAAAAATTCTTTATATTTAATAAATTAATAAAAGGTAATAGATGAGTATATACGATGAAAAATCTACACAAGCGGTAGAACAAGAAGAAAAGAAAGATAATGGCTCATTATATGAAGCCTTGCATAATCAATTAGCTACATTAGTTGATTATAACGATTCAATAATATTTTTAAACGATGATATAACAGATAATACATTAACTGATCTTATTATTCGCATGCGAAGTTTATTACAAAATCGTGAAGATAAAAAAGCTCCTGTTAATTTAATGATTAACTCACCTGGAGGAGATGTACATGAAATGTTAGGTATTATTGATTATATTGAATCGTTAGATGTTAAAGTGAATACAATTTGTAGAGGTAGAGCTTTTTCTGCCGCGGCAATTATTTTATCATGTGGTACCGGTACAAGAATGATGAGTAAACGATCTACGGTTATGTTTCATCAATCATCTAGTTTTCTTGGAGGTAAGATGAGTGATATATCTGCATATTTAGATAATGTAAAGAATATAGAAAAGACTATATATGATATATTAGCAGATAAAACAAATAAAGATCAAGCTTGGTGGAAAGATAATATGAAATCAGATTTATATTTAACAGCAGAACAATTAAAAGAATATAACGTAATAGATGAAATAATATGAAATTAACAGCCGATCAAATAGCACAAAACTGGGACGAATTATTAAATGTCATTAAAACAGAATTTACAGGAACACGTAAAGATAAGTTATTATCAATGTATACTGATTTAGAAGACCGCATGGCCATGGCGCCGGCTTCTTCATATAGTCATTTTCATAACGCTTTTGCTGGCGGTTATGTTGAACATGTTTTACGTGTAATAAAATGTGCAAAAAAAGTATATGCATTATGGACAGATATGGAAGCTGATATGTCTGGTTATACACGTGAAGAGCTTATTTTTACTGCATTAAATCATGATATTGGTAAGATGGGATTTCCTGGTGATGGCAATGAAGTGTATCAATGGAATGATTCGGAATGGCATAGAAAGAATCAAGGTAAGGAATATAAAATTAATCCTAATAATCCATTTACATTAGTAAATGATTTATCTATTTGGTTATTGCAACATTATGGTATAGAAATATCATGGAATGAAATGTTAGGTATTAAATTAACAGATGGATTATATGATGAATCAAATAAACCATATTTTATATCTCGGTCTGCCGATGCAAAACTAAAAACAAATTTAGGTTATGTAATGCATCAAGCTGATTCAATGGCCGCTAGAATAGAATATGAGCGTTGGAACAATAATAAACCAATTACCGTTAACGCACCTAAAAGAAAAATATCTAATCCTCAAACTCAAATTAATGCAACAAAAATGTTTGATGATTTATTTGGAGATAAATAATGATAACAACAATAATAATATTATCAGTGCTATTAACTGCATCTTTATTAATAAATTATAATCAAATGCGAAAACAAGAAGCATTTGAAGAATATATTGATGAATTAGAGAATTCAAATACAGAATATTATCAATTTTTTAATACATTAAAATCACGTATGAATGAATCTAATTCTAAATTAAAACAAATTGATCGTATGGGATCATTTGAAGCAGATGATGAGACTGGATTTATATTTACAGAATTACGTGATATTATAGATGAACTTAACAAAGGATTCTAATATGGGACCAGTAGATAAATTTTATGATTGGCTAGCTAAGGAACAAGCTGATATTGAAGCTAATGGTCCTAAAAAACGTAGAGGTAGAAAACCTACAAAAAATATGTACTTTACGTATATAACTGATCAAGCAATAATTGCTTATAATAATGAACCTAGTCAAAATAAACGAAATAAAGTATTTCGTGAACATATTAATTATCCTTTTAATAAATTAGTAGAAAATATTTATCATACATTCAGATTTTCATATTTTGATGTACCATATGAAGATGTTAAAGCAGAAGTAGTTGCATTTTTAACAGAAAAAATAGGAAAATTTCAAGAAGGTAAAGGTAAAGCCTTTTCATACTTTTCAATTGTTGCAAAAAATTATCTTATTATACAAAATAACGCTAACTACGCAAAAATGAAGCTTCGTACCGATACAACGGAGATTGATTCAGCTAGAAACATATATGCGGAAGTATCATTATCAGATCATCAAGAATCTTTACGTGATTTTACTAATTTATGGATTGATTGGTATGATAAAAATATGAATACAATTTTTTATAATAAACGTGATATTATGGTAGCGGATACTATATTAGAATTATTTCGTATACGAGATAATATAGAAAACTTTAATAAAAAGGCTTTATATATCTTAATACGAGAACGTACAGGTCTTAAAACGCAAAATATTACAAAAGTACTTAATATAATGAAACATGATTATATGAAAATGTATTCTGTTTACTCGAAGTCTGGTCATATAGTTAACACAAATCTTTAATCCTTATATTTATATAAAAGGATTATCATGAGTACAGAGTTTGAATTATTTCATGGAACAAACTTTTCTGATTTAATGCGAGATATATATCATAACTCGAAAAAAAAATCTAGACAAATTGATGGACTGATAAAAGAACTTCAGCCGTTAATAAAAAATACGGGCGACGCCACAGTACTTGTTCCAATGATTAAAGATTATTTAGAAGTTTCTGTAAAAAATGACGATGCCTTAGTAAAATTAGCAGCGGTTGTACAACGGTTAGTTTCAGCTTCAATGAAAGAATCGGAAGGTGATGAATTTGGATTATCTGATGATGAACGTCGTCGATTATTAGAAGAGGCAGAAGCAGAAGTTACAAAACTACAAGCAGAAAGTAAGGAGATAGATGCCAAGCAACATCAATCTACAGATAGGGCAGGTAGTACAGACCTCCGGTCCAATTCAGTTTAATCAATCTACAAATAAAAATAACGTAGAATTAGCTCCAGGTGCTGTTAGTATACGATTACGTAAATCAATACAATCACCTGCGTCCGAAATAACAGCAATACCAGCAAATGCAAATTTTATTAATGTCCCGTTATACGGGGAACAAGTAATTGTATTTAGTGCGATATCTGGTCTGTCGGAAGATAATCGAACTAACCAATATTATTATATGCCGGCAGTCAGTGTACATGGCCAAGTAAATAATAATATATTACCATTTATACATGATTCGCGAATATCTACTACAGATTATATAACTAATAGTATATCATCTACAAAGAAAAGTAAAGTACCTGATCAGTTATCTTTTGAATCACGTAATATTGTTACAATACAACCTTATCAAGGAGATACAATTTTACAAGATCGATTCGGATCTGTGTTAAGATTTTCAAGCACTCATCGTAATTTATCTGCATATTCTCAAAAACCTATATGGCAAGGATCAGCCGCAGGAGATCCTTTTGTTGCATTGACATGTGGATTAGATGGCGCACAAAAATCTGGTTATTTTACAATCGAAAATCCAGACAAAGATTCTAGTTTAATTTATTTATCATCTACACAAAAAATAAATAATTTAAAATTGGCACAACGCAAAATAGGCCAACGAACTAAATCATTGACATCATATACAAATCCACAAGTAATTATATCTTCTAATCGATTAATATTTAATGCTCGTGAAGATGAATTGGTATTAGTATCAAAAAAAGATATTAAATTAGCAACACCAAATTGGTCAGTAGATGTTGATAATCTGATAACTCAATTAGAGGCGTTAGTAACTGCTATGACTAAAATGCTAACTGCAACCGCAATTGGTCCACAACCTCCTGTTAATTTAGCAGATTTTACAAAAATATTAACAGAAATAAAACGTATGAAACAATAAGGAACATTATGCCATTAAATAAACCATTATTAGTAACTGAAATTGTCAATGTTTTAAAAAAAGCAGAACAAAATACTTCGAATAAAAATAAAGCACAATTAGATTTAGCTAAAGGATTAGCAAATGCAATTGAAAAATATGTACGGTCTGGTACAGTTACAACTAGTGTTATAACAGCTGGATCTGCTGTTGCACAGACAGGTACAGGTACAGGTGCAATTACTTAATCAATACTTAATCTAATACATATTTATTAAAAAGGATATTACTATGAGCTCAAAATCATTTGTAAAGTTATTACGAAAAATTATTAGAGAAGAAGTTCAAGGCGCATTACGTGAAGTGTTGACTGAACAAAAATCTAATCACAATCAATTAATCGAGCATGGCATGAATTTATCTCACATTACAGAAAATTCAATGCCTAATCGTCCAGTTGCAAAAAAACAGTTTACAAAAAATTCAATGCTAAATGATTTATTAAATGAAACGGCTAGTACACCCGTATCTGCAGAAATGTCAGATTGGAGTACAATGAATTTTAAATCAGAAATGGCCGAAGCATTCGGTATGCCAAATCCTTCAAATACTAATATTGCGCCAGCTACTGGAATTAATGGAGAAGCTGTAAATATGCAAAAAGAAGGAGTGGCAGCAACAGTCAATGCAATGTCAAAAGATTATTCCGCGTTAATGAAAGCTATAGATAAAAAGAAAATGAATAAATAATGCGTAGACCTATATACAAATATCAACCTATTAACAATACACCAGATGTTGCCATTGGTATATCATTACCATTTAATATGGGTAGTAAAGGCCGGTCTGAGACTGCAAATTATGCATCTAGCAGTATTTCTGGAAATTCTGTATTTGGGTCTACATATACAACTCTAGATCAATCAATTTCAAATTTAAAAAATTTATTGTTAACTCAAAAAGGTGAACGTATAATGCAACCTAATTTTGGTACTAATATTTATAAAACGCTTTTTGAAAATAATACTCGTGATATTGAATCATCTATTAAAAAAACATTAACAAAAGATATAAATTTCTGGTTACCTTATATAACAGTAACTGATATAAAATTAATGAGTAGTGCAGATCGACATGAATTAATAATTGCTGTGCATTTTCAAATTACCAATATTGGTTCAAACTTAGTAATAAATATTATAGCATCAGAAAATGGAATTCAAATAGATAATCCATCATCAGCTACAACATTAGAGTTACGTCAGATTAGTAATGGATATTAAGGAAAGGTTAACTCATGAGTAATTTAGTTAAAAAAGATGTAAAATATTTGAATAAAGATTTTGCTCAATTTAGACAAAATTTAATAAATTTTGCAAAAAATTATTTTCCAAACACATACCAAGATTTTAATGAATCATCACCTGGAATGATGTTTATAGAAATGGCGTCATATGTAGGTGATGTATTATCATATTATACAGATACATCGTACCGCGAATCAATATTATCGACGGCACAAGAAAATTCTAATATATTAGCATTATCTCAACTATTTGGATATAAACCAAAACTAAATTCTCCTGCTAAAACAAAATTAGATATCTTCCAATTGGTGATTGCATCTGGTTCTGGAGAAGGAGCTCGACCAGATCTAAATTATGCATTATCAATTGATGCGAACATAGAATTAGAAAGCGAGGAAGGAATTAAATTTAGATCTATCACACCTGTCGATTTTAACGACGATCCAGATATATCTGTTTATGAAATTGATTCTACTGGTAATGTTGCTAGATATTTATTAAAAAAACAAGTAGAAGTTGAATCTGGAAATATAAAATCTCTATCATTTGATTTTAATACTCCTAAACCATACGATAAAATAGTATTACCTGAATCAGATATTATCAATATTATTGATGTAACTGATTCAGCTGGAAATAAATGGAATGAAGTAGATTATTTAGCACAAGATACGATCTTTGAAGATATAGCAAATATACCATTTAATGATCCAGAATTATCTGCGAATAGATCTACAGTGCCTTATATATTAAAATTACGTAAAACTCCTAGGCGGTTTGTAACAAGATTACGTGATGATAATCGATTAGAAATACAATTTGGATCGGGGCTATCTTCAGATCATGATGAAGAAATTATTCCTAATCCTAAAAATGTCGGATCTGGGTTAGAATATTTAAAACGTACAACGGCTGATTCAATAGATCCTTCAAATTTTTTATATACTAGTACTTATGGCCTTGCACCTTCGAATACTACATTAACTGTGCGTTATTCTGTAGGAGGTTCGGTGTTAGATAACGTAGGTGTTAATTCAATAACAAAAATAAATAATATTACATATATAAACGAAGTATCAAATGTCAATTTAACAGATTCTAAAACATCGGTAGCAGTAACAAATCCTGAACCTGCTGTAGGCGGTAAAGCTAAACAAGATTTAGAAAATATTAAACAAAATGCTATGGCCGCATTTGCAGCTCAAAATAGAGCAATTACACGTGAAGATTATATATCTAGAATATACTCTATGCCGTCAAGATATGGATCTGTTTCAAAGGCTTATATTGTTGGCGATACTCAAATTAATACCGCAGATACAACGTATCCGGCAGATACAATATCAAATCCATATGCATTGAATTTATATTTATTAGCTGAAAATTCAACTGGGAATTTTACAAATTGCAATCAAGCTCTTAAAGAGAATATAAGAACATATATATCTCAATATCGTATGTTAACTGATGCAATTAATATAAAGTCCGCATTTATTATAAACATTGGTGTTAATTTTGAAATTATAACACGTCCAAATTATAATAGCAATGAAGTAATATTATCATGTATTGCAAAATTAAAAACATTACTATCAAATAATCGTATGCAAATTAATGCTCCAATTAATATTTCAAATTTAATGACATCGTTAGATCAAGTAGATGGAGTACAATCGGTTGTCAATTTTGAACTTAGCAATAAAGCCGGCGGCTCATATTCAGCTAATAAATATAATATAACAAATGCAATTAAAAATAATATATTATACCCATCATTAGATCCGTGTATTTTTGAAATAAAATATCCTAATAATGATATACGTGGTAGAGTTATTAAACCTTAAGGAATTAAATGTATAGAATATTTTACGCAGAACGTGATACAACATTATATGAACGATTTCCAGATCGTAACGCCGGCATAGATCAAATATTAGAACTTAATAAAGATCAATCTGGTTCAATTGTAGATGGTAAGTATAGATCACAAACATTTAATACTCGCCTAGTAGTTGATTTTGGTTCAGAGATTGATACTCTTACTACTGCGGTTAATTCTGGAAAAATACCTGCTATAGGAAATTCAATAGATTCGGCATCAGTTTACTTATCTTTAAGGACATCTGATGCATCAGATTTATTACAAAAATATAATTTAAAAGTATTTCCAGTATCTGAATCATGGGTAAATGGTCAAGGGTATGCAAATGATAATCCAGAAACTACTTTAGGAGCTTCGTGGTTATATCGTGATCAAAAAGATCGTACTACATGGGATACATCAAATGATGAACCTGCTACAACCCAAGCAAATGGTGGTGGAACATTTATAACTGGTACTACATATGAAGCATCTCAATCATTTAATAACCAAGTGCCTGATATAAGAATGAATGTTACTGATATAGTAGATAATTGGGTTAAAGGTAATATTACTAACTACGGATTCATTGTTAAACGTCCGTTAACCGATGAAAAATCTGCGGAATCATTAGGTTCGTTAAAATTCTTTAGTAGAGAATCTCATACAATATTTGTACCTAGATTAGAAGTAGTATGGAATAATACTACATTTGCAAATACTAGTTCTTCGGAAATAACAGCTGATACATATGTACCATATTTTAAAAATATAAAATCAGAATATAGAACTTCTGAAATTGCAAAATTACGAATAGGTGTCCGACCAGAATTTCCAGATCGTATGTATACCACTTCATCGTTTTATTTAACTGGAGAAAGATTGCCAACATCATCGTATTATAGTATAATAGATTCTGTAACAAATGAAACAATTATTGCATATGATACTTTAGGTACTCAAATTGATTGCGATGTGAATGGTAGTTTCTTTAAATTACGAATGGATTCATTTATGCCAGAACGTTATTACAAAATACAATTAAAAATAGAAAGAGATTCTGGAGATGATATACAAACATTTGATGATTTTTATTTTAAGGTCGTTAACTAATGCGTATAAATCGTTCAAAATATCGTGAATATAAATTAGAACAGATTCAAGTATCAGGTAAATTAGATACAGAGTTTGATTTTTTCATTAATACAGATAATGAACTAGTTGTTGAAGAAGAAGCTCCGGAATTTATTGAAACAGAATTTATTTCAGATATAGAATTATCTGGCGACTTTCATGATATATTAATTAACAATGAAATACAAATTGCATTTCAAGATGCAACTACAGATATAATTT